ATTCTGAACTTCTTGGTCTTACAAACACATAGTCTGACGTTATAGTTTCTTGACTGTTAAGTGTGAATGAAGGTGATGACCCACTTATGGCTCTAAATAAACTAGCATTTGGAGATACATTAGGTGTTACTGAACCTGATGAAGAACCACTATATTGGAATCCTATACCACCGCTGGTTGCGAAATCAGCTAATGCTAGTGGGTTTAATATAATAGTACCTATATCTGGGAGTAACCAACCGTATGAACCTGAATTCTTTGAATATCCATCAGCTGTATTAGCACTACCAATAGTGGCTTTTGCACCTTGAGAACCAGTGATAAGTTGGAATACTCTTCCTGCTTCACAGTATTGTACTGCAGAGACATAGTTACTATTATCTGTTAATGTTACAGAACCAGAACTGCCTGATAATTTTAATGCTAGTGAACCTAAAAATAAAGATTCTTTATATCTTGTTCTATCCATAGTTAAGGCGTAGAACTGTGATGACGTTATTGTACCAAATGTAAAGTTAGTATTTTCATCTCCTATCACTAAATCCTGCCATTGTCCAAATACAGTGGCTGTAGGTGATTTTCCATCAACAGCAGAGTTATAACATAAACTACCACTACCATCATTATTACCATAAGCGATAGCAAATTGTATAGCGGCAGCAGCGTCTGTAGATGCTGTTTGGTATACATTTAAGTAAAAGTTTCCTGACGACCCAGCTGCTTGGGTTGAGGATGTGAAGAATGTAGTTAATGTTGGACTCCCATTTGACCATAAGGTTGATGAAATGGCGTCTGAACTTACTACAAAATCTTCAGGGGCTAATCGACTGAATGCCATAATATTTTATGTTTTATTTTTATGATACTTTTGTTACGGTTACTGGGATGGATAATCTAGCACCACTATCTCTACCTACTACAGTTAATGTGGTATAAAGCGCTGTATTGCTACCAAACAACGTGTTTATTGTTGTAGCGCGTAAGTTTATGGTAGTACCAACTACCGTTTTAGATACGCTTGTACCTAATGTTGTAGTGGTGTTTAAAGCGGTTGCTTGTGGTGTGTTAATACCTACACCTTCAAATGTTTGCATTGTTCTAACATCACCTATAGTGGCTGTGTAACCGCTTGTTTCGTATGTATTTCCACCTAAGTAATTTAATGTTTGTGGAGTAATAGCTAATGACGCACCTTGTTTAATCACAATGGCTGTATATCCTAAGTCAAGGATAGGCATCTTAGCAGTACCACGAGGTAATGTGATGAGTTTGTATTTCATCATTTGGTTTTCTTGAGGAAATGCCTCAAGTAAAGGCATGTTATTAATTGCCTCACCATAATATGCTGAACCAGATGGGTGATTAGGATTATATAATGTATAATCTATTTCATCGTCAGCTAATGCGAATTGTGTTATACGAAATGAACCATCGTTTTGGGCCATAAGTTGGCGACCCTTGGTTGTTAAGATGGCATCTACTGTTACTATACTGTTATTTAAATAGCCCAATTTGTAATGTTTTAATAGTTAACTAATATATTTAAATTTTAATTTTTCTTTCTTTGTCTGTTTAGCTCTCCCAGAAAGAATATTATCTATACTTGATGGTAAGATGTTATATTTTATTGATGCTTCTCGTATACTATTAAATATAGTATTATCGTTTATACATAATATAGGTATTGTATTTTTCCCTATCATTGACTTCTTCATTTTTTCTAATCTTTCGGGCGTATATATCCTATTACTTACAGCCTTTGACATTTTTTCTTTATGTTCTTTACTTTTAGGAACACCTTTATTTCTTGAAATGCCTTTACTGTTAGATGATATTTTATGTTTAGTTTCTTCACTTAGACTTCCTTTACCATTGCCTAACCTTAGATTTAAACCATTATTACCTAAAACACTATAATGTGTACCCCAATATATTTCACGCTCATCTAATTGATTTTCTAAACACTCTTCAATTACTTCAAATATATGATTTTCAGGACCATATTTTTTAAGAGAATTATATAATTTTGTTTGGGTTTTACATTTTAATGTTTTATAATTTTTTTCCCATCTCTTTTCTATATTAATACTTTGGCCAATATATATCTTCTCCGATGGAGAAACAATTTTATATATTCCTATTTTGACCATTTTAAATGTTTGTTTATTATAAATATATTAAGTTTAAGGTTTATTACCGTATGTTTTAAGAATGTAGTCTATGTTTTCAGTTATCACTTTTTTAGGATATTGAGACAATATATAACCTTGTCCTGTCCCAGCAAAATTTAGACTTGGAACTCCATATACTGTTAAACCGTTAGTTGGTGTGTCAGCTTTAGTTATTAACATACCTGTTGTGGCTATACTTGCTGAGTATCCTATTATTCTTGGTGTTGTAAGAGAACCACTAAAAAATGAACTAACATTGTATACACCCGAACCTGTTTTTAAAGTTATGTAAGCATAATTTGATGATGAGTAAGCTGATGCTATTTCAAACGGATAGCCATATTGGTACAAAGTAGATGATGATACTGTATATCCTAGCCCAGTTGTGGGGTTAGAATATGGACCACTTCCACTATATAAACTAACAAACCATTTATCTCCATTACTTAAACTATTAGATATTTCATTAACAAGAGCATTATAGTATACTGCTCCTACTATAGTAGATGATAGGTAACCATTATTATTTATTTGTGTTCCATAAATACCTTGACTATTTGAACTACTTAATACTACAGTTGGAATACCAGATTGATTTGGGGTAAAAGTTCCAGGCCATAGTCCGCTTGCGAAATAAGATTGGGCTGGTGAAGGTAAAATGTATTTAGCACTTGGTAATCCTAAAGCAGGATATGTTATGTTTAGTTGGTTTGGTAAACCACTTGTGTTAGAATATTGATATTGGTACGCCGTAGAACCAGACGGGAACATTTTGGCTAATAAATCGTAATATATGTCTGTTCCTGGTTTAATAATAGCAACATCGTCTTTTGTTTCACCTACCAAATATATATTACCCATATTTATTCCTCCACCATTGGTGTTTTCAGGATATCCTCCTCCTCCCCAATTCACCTCATATATACAACTATCTAAAGATTGTATCACAATATTTCCAGGTACTGGTATGCTTGGTGATGTAGAATCTCCAGGCCATGAGCCTGTAAATCCATTTACAGATGCTGTTACAAATTGGCTGGCACTTGTGTAAACGTTTACTGCTATAGCGTTTTGTTGTTTACCTAAATATCGTCCACTTATATTGGAGAAGTATGAGTAATTCCAAGATTGTACTTGGGCTCGTGCTGCTGTACCATTTAATATAGCGGCCTGGTTTTGGGCTACTATTGGACTGTTTGTAAAATCAACATCCATGTAAAGTGGACTAACAACATTTACATCAGCGTTATTTTGTAATACATTACAGTCACTGTTGTAGAAATTAGCGACTACATACGGTTCAAGTACTGTTATGTCGTAATTTGAGGGTTGTGGTGCTACTGATTGGGTGATAAGTAGACTAGCTGAGTATACAGTTGTGGTAGCTTGAGCAAACCCAGCATCTATTTGTACTATATATTGTGATCCCTCTATTGGAGTAAATGAGGCTGATGATATCCAATTACCTTGATATGTAGTAGGTCCTCCTGTTAATGCAGGAACAGGACTTAAATAAATATTATTTCCATATATTATATCAACTAATGTTATTCCTGGAGTAGGAGTAAGTGCATACATTATAGGAGTAACTGAAAAACTTACACTACACGTAACACTTAATACAGTATTTGGGGTATTACCTAATGTCCAATATCCAGATGATGCTGTAAAATAATTTAATACATTTGTATTTATATTGTAATTAGTTATATTAAACGTGTTAGCACCAGTTCCAGTAGTTGAACTACCAGACACCTTATAATCTAATATTTCTTGATCTGCTGATGATGTAACGTCAGTTGGTACAATAGTGTATAAGTAATATGTTGGGTACTCATTTATAGCCCCAACATTGTATTGTGTTACACCAGGAACGTCCGTAAACTTAATTCTAATGTCTGTTAAATTCTCTAGTTCAAGTGATTGGTCTACATTACCACTATCTAGCTTAGCGATCTTAATATATTTGACTCCTCTTGTATATGCGTTTGTTTGTGGCATTATTAAATTATTTTATATTATACTGCTCCTCCACCAGTACCAGAGTTATACGCTGGAGTATATAATGGGCCTGTACTTCCTGAATCCCAGTATAAATATATTTCTCCAGGATTTGGTGATGTGTTAGAATTTAAGAATACACCAAGGGCATTACCGGACCCAGATAATTGTGTGGATAAGTAGAATATAGGTTTGTATTTAGTTTCTACAGTATTGGCATATAAGTAAGGGCAATCACTTAATTTACCATCTTCTGCTGTTATTATCGAACCACTAAACTCACCATTGAAAAACTCGTTTTGATTGGATTGTGTGAATGCCACATTCCCAAGTAAACTTGGAGTTGTACCACCCCAACTTTGAGTAATATTAACATATAAATTAGTAGACGCCGTTCCGTTAAGTTGTGGTACTACTCCTCCTGAACTACCTGTTACTTGTTCTATTGGGAATGATTGGTATTGGTTGGATGATGTATATATTCTTTGATCATTTAACATTCCAGGAATACCACGAATTGAGGCTGTAATGGTAATATCTTCAAATGTATTTGGACTATTCCATGTTATGTTAGGATTAGACCCACTACCGTATACTGATTGTGTTGTGTTTATGTTGGCTTGTGGGGTCGGGTAACGATTACGTTCTAACAGATGCTGTTTAATTACTACACCAGATGCTAAATCAGTATGAGCAGGAATGAAATCCTGTATCATCTTGAATAACGAGTTGTCAAAGAACTTAATAAGTCTTACATAATCCAAAATGTTATAGTTAGAATTATATTTTTGGAAGTATAAGTCACGTAACGCATCTAACGTTGGGTAATGGGTATTTCTAGATGGTATATCTCTTGGATCACCAATATATTCTCCTATATTAAAATATCCAAATGTATCGTTTATATCGTCGTTTATCTCGTTCTGTGGTGAGAACGCTACCTCAATATAGTCAACATTGTTAGTGTAAGAGCCACTTATGGCCGGCTGTTGTTGAACAGATATGTATGGTGATAAAACATTTGCATTTGGTATATTACTGTCACTACTGCTGTATGGTAGTACTATGTTCTTGTTTTGTATCTTCTCAGACACAGCGTTTTGTATACCAACTGGTACTTGATCGTAAAAGAATGTCTCGTAATTACTAACAAATGAACCTGATGGGCTTATATAAGCTCCACTTTTTCCATAAGGTGAACCTGAATTAAAAGATGATGTAGTTATCCATGATCCTGTTACTTTAGGATGTATTGAAGTACTACCAGTATATAATTCCCCTCCTAATGGTAAACGAAATGCTAAGTAATCATATCCATTACCTACTCCATTTCCTTCAATAGAATATGGATTCATTATATAATCCTTAATGCTAGACTCATTTAAGGCTATATTTCCATAATAACGTATTTCTTGTATTGAGCCTTTAAATTGAGAATATGTTTTTGAATTATATGATATGTTATTTGGTAAAAATGAGGATGTTAAGGCACCATTCCATAAGGTATCACTAGCTACTCCAGACGCTGAAGCATAATATCCTAATTGATTTCCATCATACCCATCATATTGTATATTTCCAGCGTAAAAATAAGTATCATTATCTTGATTTATAGCGGTTACAGACCACCACCCCTCATCTAAGAATGGCAAATATAATGTTAAAGCATCACTTGGAATAGCTGAAGGATAAAATGTTAATTCTGAGTATAAGTTATATGGATTAGTAATTGAACCATTATATGATCCACTAGTTAATCCAGAACCAGTATATTTTAATACTATACATGGTTTATTTCTCCCATCATCTAAAACCCATAATGATTGTGATGGGTTAGAAAATATATAATCCGAAGACGAAACTTTAAATCTAAATTGTAGTACTGTTGGTCTATTATCTGTAGAATGCCATGATGAATCTAATTCCCAATTAGTTTGAATAGCTTGAGTAGATACTCCAGGTGATATATAATTGTAAGCGTAATTATATTCATCTTGCCAGTAATCCCAAGTGTTACTATTCTTGTCCTTACCTCCAAACTCATTAATACGTAATATAGTATCAGGTATACCATATAATGTAATTAACGCTCGTAATCCTTCAGGTGTACCTTTTTTCTTTAAAATATAAGGTAAGTTATGATATATACGTTTATATGTTTCAGCGTTAATATCAAATGTAGGATCTAATGACGCTGTAGATGAGGCAGTAACATAATTGTTTATATAATCTAAAAACGAACCAGTTAGTACAGGTAACGCTGTTGTAGTGTATGGTAAATTATATAAACTACCAGATGGTGTAATACCAAGTAAGGCTGAAAATAAGTCGTCTGTGGAGAAGTTGTTTTGGTATATTTTTACACCTAAATCTCTTAAAACATCAGCTACTAAATCCTTAGATACACCATAATCAACACGGTTATCAGCACTATACTTGTTTGTTACATCCTTAATATATACCCAAACACTATCAAAGTTTTGTCCAATCATGTCTACAAATAGCATGTATTGGTTATTATTTGGATCGTCTTTAAGATAAGAAGGTATAGCGTTAATTAAGCGGTCATTATTTTCAGAATCGTATGATGTGGCAATGGCAGATTGCGCTGTTAAGAATGCTAAACCATCAACAGAGTTTGCACCAGCGTTTATATAAGGGTATGTAGAGTTAGTCTTAGGCCATGCTGTACTTCCAGATTCGTAATACAAATAATACTCATATCCGTCAAACCCAGTTATAATCTCGTTTATTTTATTTAGCCAGATTGTATTACTAGATGAAATATATGTGTTTGTAGCACCAGGTCCTGCTATACTAGCGCTGTATTGGTATGAGTTAATTAACGCTAATTTATAGTAAAAGTTCTCTAAACGTGTTTGTGCGGATGAGAAAAACACAAAATCAGAGTAATCTGAGTAATCTATGTTTATCTCTAATCCCTTCTCAGCCAATATACTGTTTATCTGGTATTGTAAACTACCTGTTCCTAACGTTGAAGAATTGGATGTTAAACTAGAGTATGTAGTATATGGAGTGGAGTTATTAATTTGATCCTTAACAGATATATTAGTGTTAGGACCTTTAAGTTGTATGTTTTGATCTAAAATGTCAAACTTTTGTGTTATACTAATATTGTATGCTACTGGATCTGCTATAGTTTCTACAACCCAACATTGTGATTGTATATCTAATGAAGTCGGTAACGGTTCATATAACTTAATAAGTACAGTAGGATCTGTTGGGTTAGTTGTAACATCAAGTAAGATGTTATTGGCTATGATAAGGTTATTGTCGCCAAAATCCAGGTAAAAATCTATAAATACGCTACTACTGTTTCTATAATCTATGAATTCTTGAGTGCTAGAAATTAACTCGTCATTCGGTATAGTTGTAGTATTTAACCTTATTTCGGTTCTATCTGAGCTAATTTGGTCAATATAATACCGGTTTGTAGGATTGGATGCTAGGCGGTTTTTTAGGAAATTGTATAATGTATTGTAATTTCCTTCTTCATATCCTTGGCGTTTTAAGTCCGCCTCAGGATCTATTACAATGTTATTGTCTATTAGTTTGAAATATGGATAACCAGTAACGTTAGAAAATAATATATTTCTATTTAAATCATATATAAAATACTCAACATGGTCTACAGTAGAGTCAAAACTCTCATACACATCAGTTGTAGGGATAAGATTAATATCCTCTGGTGTATATGTTTGAGCCTCAAATGTTTGAGGGTTAATAGATTGTATGTTAACTATTTCGGCCATATTACGCTTTTGTTAGGTCTAAGACATTCTGTTGTAAGTCTAAGTTTTCTTGTCTTAACTGGTTTATTTCTTCCAATAACGATTGTATTATTTCATCATTAACGTTTGTTGTAGCACCTATATAATCGGTACTGGTCTTTATAAGGTACTCATGAGAGTTTACTTCTCCAAATTTAGGTATGGTGAAGAATAACTGTTGGTAGTATGTAAAAAACTGCTGTACAGATATGGGTGGGTTGGCAGTAGTATCAATAACAGGTTGAGTAAGTTGACTAAATGATGTGTCAATTACCTTCTCATACGAGTTCTTATTGAATGATGGTTTTACTAATGTTATTTGGTCTGCCATTACCCGTTTATGATTTTAAAACTATAGTTGTCGTTATATACCATTGTTGAACCATCGATTGTGGTTTTAATTAGTACAGTATAATATCTTTCGGTTTGTAACCCATTCATGTTTATATCAAAATAACTACCACTAACATCAGCGTTAAGTTGAGTAAATTGAGTATCAAAGTCTATTACCATCTCATTAGTATCTAAGTCCTTAATAGCCCAATATGACGCTGTAGGTAAGTAATAGTTTTGTGTATAAATAGATGATGTAGTCCATACTTGAGATGGGTATTCTGGTCTGGCATTAACCCTAAACCTATTTACACTACCGTTATAGAAGAATCCGGGATTTTGGGCTAACGTCACTACTGCTGGTAGAGTATTAAGTATAGTTAATGTAGATGAACCAGTATTCCAAGTGTAATCTCTCCATTTAAACGTAAGGCATGGTGGGTATATGGTGTGAGTGTCAACTGAGAAAAATTTAAGTTCTGGTTGGAC